GCCAGAGGTGTGCCCTGCACACCCCAAGGAAACGTAAACAAGACAAACGCTAGTGGATCATCCTTGATCGCGGGTGACCAAAGACGGGACATGAGCGTCATCTCTTCGGTAGGGCTATAAAGAGTACTCTGCATTAGAGGTACGCCTTTTGGGACTGATTCCCTTGGAGGATTAATGTGGGGGAGTAGATGGTTGTTTGCATTTGTGAATGATAACAAAAAAAATATAAATAAAAATAAATTGTTTGCGAACGGTGCGCACACACACACCTCCAGCGCCATGCCCTACCCCCCCCCTTCGCTGCGGCGCAGCATTTTGCTGCACTGCGTCACGCTTGCGCTAAGGATTCATTAGCTAGCTAAGACTAGCTGAGTTAAGCAACACTTAACACACACACTAAGCCTAGCTTTATATTGCACTGCAACATTGTGCAATGCAACATTGTGCAATGCAGCATGGCATGATGCAATGCAACATGGCACGATAGCATTTGCCTATTGATTATGGCAAAGCGATAAATATATATATTGATTAATAATGCGCACAACGTGCTTTTTTGTGAGACTATATGTATTCCTAACCTGGTAAACCAAACAAAAGGACTACATCATGATTACGCTAATTACTGAAGACGGCTACAAATTCTTTCTACTTGCCGACGGCCGTGTTGTTGACTCACTCGACGAAGACACACGCGACATGACATTTGACACGTTAGCTGAGTTTGTCGAGGCAATGCAATCATGAAATCAAAATACATTATTCAATTTGACCGTCGCGGCAAGTACGGCATTCGTGTATGCACAATGTCCGGCATTGCGATGGGATACTTTATGCACATGAATGACGCTATCGCTTGGTGCGAAGCAAACTAACCCTAACCTGATTCAATCAACAAAGGATTACATCATGAGAACAAAACTAAGCGCCGAAGGCATCAAGCTTGTTGTCGATTATCTTGAGGCTAATGAGATTGAAATTGACCTAATCGACATTTGTCGATATTGGGTAGAGGAAAGGCCGGACTATGTCGCACACGAATACGGCCTGAAAAAATCGGATCCGATTTTTTTGGAAAGCGACGTGATTGAAACCCTAGAATTTAAAACCATGTACGCGGGCAAAACGTCCAAGGGTATGCTAGTCTATTTTGCCGATTAGTAAAAACACTATTACTCATTCTGATTTATCAAACCGAGGAAATACCATGACACAACGCATCACCGACAAGCAGCTAGATTCACTTTGTAGCCTCATTAACGCACTTACTAACAGCCCCCAAGAACCTTGGGATAATGGTAAAGCCAATGTAGGCAACTATCACGTTAGCCATGCTTATGGCGGCGTGTGCTTGCATCGCCACGTTAACGAAGGCGGCGGGGTTAATTGTCCCATTGTGCACGGCCATGTCCCCAAGCGTGAGTTATTCAACTTGATGCACGCATACATTAAAGGCTTACAAGAGGTGACAGCATGAACGAATACATTCATTCAGTAATAGCAGTAACACTTGGTGCACTGGCGATTTTTTTAGCAAACTACCTGTGAGGCAATTATGAGATTTGCATTTATTCCTAAGGCTCAATACATAATCGGGCAAATTATTAAAGTACAGGGGCGCAAGATGCGAGTTGAAAGCTATACGCATACAGGCCGCAATTTGATTGCGTGTACATTGGATAGTGCACCTAAATTTGAGCGAATTGCTTGTATATGTACTGATTCGCCCGCCATTCAAGAGGTGACACTATGAACTTCAATACCTTTCCAGGCCGTAACGACGATGTGCATGGCGATGAAGATTACTACGACTACATAGACGAACTCAAAAACGCCAACGTAAACGACGTGATAAAAAGCATTGCCGATGGCGGATGCGACGCCTATGAATGGATCAAGCTTTTAAAAGACGGTGATATCTTGTATCACTTGATCATCATTCTATGCAAAGGGCAAGACAAACCCGAATACAGCGAAATGCTCAAAGAGTTAAAAATTGAGATTGAGGGATGGTTGGTATGATCCCTCTAATCACCGGCATTACAGTAGTCCTGATAATAGTTATCTTCGACATATAAAAACATACCCCTAGAATCGATTTAAACCCGCTCTAAGCGGGTTTTTTTATTACCCCTTACCATCAACGTGTAATTCTATTAAACTTCGCTCTAACGTCTTGAATCAAAATGTCAAATCACTTTGGGGATAATGCTATGCAAAGGGCAAAAACAGCGCAAGAGAAATACAGCTATGAGGGCAAGCTTAGAAGGCTCGGCTCTCATAACATTGAGTACACCATACGGGAGGTGTGGCCAAAGATGCTAGAACGCATTACTGAGGGCAAAAGCTTAATGTATGCCACCAAAGAAGCAAAGATGTCTTATGCGACTGCTATGTATCAATTGCGCAATAACCCTGATCTTCAAACCAAGTATAGGGAGGCGATAGCAGAGCGAGGCGACTATCTTGCGGATGAACTAGTTGACCTATCGGACGAAATGCCACCGGTCGATCTGGACCCTGCTTTAATCAATGCCTGGGTAAACCGGCAAAGGCTTCGCATTGATGCCCGTAAGTGGACCGCATCAAAATTGCGTCCTAAGATGTGGGGCGATAAGATCGATGTCTCTGTCACGCATACCCAGATATCAATCAACGAAGCACTAAGAAGTGCTGAGTCTAGGCTTTTGGACAATGTGACGGATATCACCCCTAATAACAATGATGAAGTATGAGCGGTATTATGAAGTATGGAGCGGTATGGAGCAATATTGTCAATACTGCATAATCCATAACGCTCCCCCTTAAGGGAAGCGGTATGGGGGGTGTATCCTTTAGGCATACCGCATACTCCATACCGCTTAAATTTAAGGGTTAACCCTAACCCCACCTATCCCAAATAAATCAAGCGGTATGGAATGCTCAATTTTTCCATACCGCTTAATTTCACTCCCCATCTGACTCTTCTTTATACCCTTTTGGTAGCACATATCCCGACAAGTGCTGCCGGTTTCTCTGCTCAATGTGACTTGGGAAAGGGCTATAAATCACTTCAATTTCACCCGTTGCGACCATACGATCAATCAACTCTAACGCCTTGTTCCTGTCGCCTTTGATGCGTTCAAACAACTCTTTTTTGGTCAAATATTGACCGCGGTTTAGGCTCTTTAAATCATCAATTACGATTTGTTTTTTAATATTCTCTGCCTGGGCGCGGGCAAATTCTTCGCCTTTTTTGCGATCAACTTCTTTTTGTTTCTTTATGTCTGCGCGCCCGTTTGCTGACATAACTTGTGGCACCCCATGTATAAGGCTTTCCTTTATCTGATTGCCCAGCATGTCATGGGTGCTAATGGTGTTGTATGCAGCATCAAACATAATGCCATCGGCTTTGGCCATAAACCGGTGCTTGGCAGACTCAATCTCTAACCACCTTTTGCCATCATCTTCCTTTATTATGTAAAGTACTTGGTTGGCATCCGCTTCCCAGGCACCGGCACCGCGGGCACTAAAATCGGCCACATCGGCACGTTTGAGTGCTTTTGCCAAGTGTGCGACTAACCATAGGGGCATGGTATGGAATCGACTCTTGAGTGTGGCCATGGCGCGCCCGACTTCACTGTTATCACTCTCATTGTCCAAATCAATACTTGAATTGGTCGTATCAAACACCACAAGGGGATTTGTCTCATACACCACGCCATCGGCACTCATGTTGCTAACTGACATTTGCTCATAAATGGGTGCGACTTGTGCCACGATTTCGGGCGCCAGGCGGGCAGCTGATACGATCTTAAACCATTCGGACACTTCAGCGTCTGACTTGCCACCTAGGTGATTCGACTCTTTCATTGATCGCAGTATGCGCAGCACTTGGCGAGGGTCCTCAGATACCCATATGATCTTGCGACGCAATAGGGGTTTGAGCGCATCTTCGGGATCACATAAATGAGCGACACGAGTGGCAATCGGGACTAGCTGGGTTGTTTTACCCGCACCGGCAGAGCCTGCGATCAATACGACGCCTGATTGAATTAAACCGTCCAACACATACTCTTGTGCCGGTATGTTACCCATGTCATAGTCAACAAAGACGGCCAAGGGGTGCTTGGGTTGATCTTTTAGAATTGTCTCGGCAGCAGCATCGCCAAGGGCAGCGGAAGCACCAACGTCTTGCTCTGGCTCATAGCGGGATATGCTCTCGGCAATACGTCTAATGTCTGAGGCTGGCAGGGGTATATCGCACCGCTCGGCGTTCACTATGCTGATGGCTGCGTGAATCTCAGTGTTGGAAAAGCCATTGCGACGCATGGACCCTGCGAGAGACGCCAAGCCTGCATTGCGGTTGCCGGTGATCAAGGCGCCGTCGGTGGCAAGTGCCACAACCTTGCGCACGGCCATTGCGGCTAGCCACTGGTCAGGGATAACAAATGGGCATACGCCATCGGTCGGGTCGCCTGATGCTTCCCATTGATATTCACGCTCATTGATGTTCGATGGTGCGACCACAAAATAGCGCCCGCCGGACAAGAAATCAACGCCTTTGCGCAATTCACAACTCTTTAAACCATCGCGCCATTGGGCGATATAGTGCTGCCCACCACCAGCGGTCAGTTGGCATATGCCATCAGGCACCGCGCCATGCTCGGACGTGAAATCGTCCCACGATTCGTCGCCACCATTGCGGGGGTCAATATCAAACACCACAATGCCGGACTTTTCCCCTGCTGCAATGCCAATGTTGTAATTCGGATTCTGCGCCCACCAGGCACGGATCTGATCGGGGTCTATGGTCGCATCATGTACGCCATGTGCAGAGGCTGGGCGCTTATCGTTTGGGATCAATGGCAAGACATGCCAGCCCCATGACGCATACGCAAGCGCCGCATCTAGCTTGGTTGTTGTTGTCATTGGGATGCTCATGATTGAAAATAATCGGACAATTTTTTAATCACTTCATAAGACGGATTCTTATTTGTGCCGTTTTTAATGTTCAACACTGTGTTGTAGTGGATACCGGTACGCTCTGCCACCACAGGCACCGCCCTATCCTGTAAGAGGTCAAAGATTTGGTCAATGGTTAACATTTTTGTGCCTTTTGTAGTTAAATTGAATTTACTTGTTGACACAATAACATTAACCATGCAATAATTCAATCAATCGCTAAACGGATACCCCAACAAGCGATCACTTAGGAGAGCCACATGGCTATCAATCTACGCAGTACCAAAGGAATACACGCCAACGGTGTGAAGTTACTTGTATATGCAAACGCGGGCGCTGGCAAGACCTCGCTTATCCCGACACTGCCTACGCCAATTGTGTTCTCGGCTGAAGGTGGTTTGTTGTCTATTGCTGATGCTGATATCCCTTTTGTTGAGGTGTCGAGTTATGACACGTTAATGGAAGCATACCAGTGGGTGGTCGGGTCGGACGAAGCAAAGCACTTTGAGTCAATTGCTTTGGATTCTATCTCTGAAATTGCTGAAGTTGTCTTGAATCACGAAAAAAAGATTGCCAAGGATCCGCGCCAAGCCTACGGCAGTATGCAGGAGCAGATGGCTGACATCATTCGTGCGTTTCGTGATATCCCCAAACATATCTATTTCACAGCTAAGTGTGAGAAGGCTACTGATGAAACTGGTCGCATCCTGTATGCACCTAGTATGCCTGGTAACAAAACAGGCCAGCAGCTTCCTTACTTCTTTGATGAGGTGCTGGCGCTTCGTGTCGAGAAAGATGCGGAAGGTAATGCGCAACGTGCGTTGATGTGTGATTCGGATGGGATTTGGCAAGCCAAGGACCGCTCCGGCAAGCTTGACACATGGGAAGCACCCGACCTTGGTGCCATTATTGCAAAGATTGGAGGTTGATATGAAAGAACAACAAGCATTCCCTACCATCATTAACAGCGAAGTAATGCGTGGTATGACATTGCGGGATTACTTTGCGGCGGCAATCATAACGGGCATTTTTGCTCACCGTGACAATGTGTTTAACACCCACCTTATGAATGCCACTGAAGCTTATCAAATGGCAGACGCAATGATTCGCGCACGGGAGGAAGTATGAACATCTACCAACGCTGGCTTGACGCCAAAAAAGCAGAGAAAGACGCTATTGACCTTCGTCGCGCGATTGAGGACGAACTGGTCATGGACTTGGACATTGCCAAGACCTTGGACGGCACTCAGAACATTGCGACTGATGGCTACAAGATTAAGGTCGTGGGGCGCTTAGATCGTAAGGTCAACAGCGACAAGCTTCAAGACTTAGCAGCAGAGTACGGTTTGACACAGCACTTATCCAGCCTGTTCCGGTGGAAGCCAGAAGTAAACGCATCGGCATGGAAGTCAGCAGATGTAAGCATTACAGAGTTGTTGCAGGACGCTATTACGACCACTAACGGTCGCCCATCATTCACCATTGTTAAGGAATAAATATCATGGCACAGTTAAACGAAACCTTCAGCGCAGATGCGCTCCCCGTCTCCGATCGTAACTT